TTTTATTCATCTTACTCCACTTTACGTTATCGTGCTCCCGACAATAGCCCATCAACGGTTGTTGCTTGTCTAGAATCCCATCAAGATGTAAATGAACGTAAAACTAAAGTAGAATCACACCAAGATTTAAAGACTCAAAAAACTAAAGTAGAATCCCATCAGGACCTGAAAACCCTTAAGACTAAAGTAGAATCACATCAAGACCTCAAAACACGTAAGACATTAGTAGAATCACATCAAGACATGAAACTCAAACAAACATACGTAGAGTCTAGTGATGATGTATTAAACGCCTTAACATGGCGAGATATTATAACACACGCTTCCATCGACACTAACGCATCAGAAGTGGTCCATCAGATCTTAATTAAAAACCAAGTTCGTGTATATCGACCAAACACCACATTACACATCAACGGCCTATTTATATGCGGTCGCAGACTACTCCTTAACAAACACTTTTTCGACGGACTCGATAGTGACCGAATTATCGAGATAGCAAATCTAGGCGAGGGACTTTATAATAGAACCCGAGCTAAGATAGTACACACCACCCCCATTTGTAGGAACAATATGGAAGTAGATCTAGTTATTTGTGAATTAAGTACGAACATTACAGCTCGACCCAATATCGAAAAACACTTCCCAATGAAGAGTGAATTAAGCTCATTGCCCGCCCTCACCGAAAAAGGGATGCCCCGACTCTTAAAGACAACAGGACTTAAAGTACAGAACGTAGTGCGCCTAATTCCCTCAATAGAAGACGCAAAATGTATAGGACGATTTGACGTCAACCCAGCTCGTGATGAAAGTACAGGAACAACGTACACCACTAGAGATGGCTTAGTTTTTAAAGTAAATTCACAAGTCGGCGACTGTGGATCACCTTATGTGCTCTACAACCCCCAAAGCCGTTGTAAAATTTTAGGAATTCACACTTCAGGATCCCCCGGTATAGGAATTGGACAAATTTTAACTCGTGAAGATTTTGAATGTGCAACAGCGCATTCGTATTCAGGTATCAGCACCGATTATTCCTCCACTGGCACCCCCCTTGCTGCCACAGACCTCCCTAACACTCATGCGATTGGTAAAGTTAAAGCTACAAATGGTGCCTCTCGATCAAAAATCCTCCCTTCTCCGCTTCACGGAACTTTCCCAATAACTAAAGGCCCCGCAGTATTATATGATCATGACGAAGATATCTTGTTTAAAAATACTCTTAAAGTAACCAAGCCCACCGAACTCCTTAATGAAGACTTGTTAGATATGTGCCAAAATGACATCGAAAAAGTTCTATATAAGAACACTGTTTTGGCTGATGAAGAAAGACGTATATTAACACATGCCGAAAGCATCACAGGAATCGAAGGATACCGTTATATAAACGGAGTGAACCGATCAACATCAGCTGGATACCCATATGTATTGACTAAAGGAAATCACGTAGGAAAAACTAAATGGTTAGGTTCTGGCGAAAACTATTGTGTAGATAACCAAGAAGTACTTGACCATGTAGATAGGATTATTTCTAGCGCCAAAGAAGGCGTTGTTAGACCCGCAGACGGAATTTTTGTAGCATCCCTTAAGGATGAAAGACGAACATTAGACAAAGTAGCCGATAAGAAAACTCGTGTATTCGCAGCGGCCAATTTAGGCCTTACACTAGCAATTAGACAGTACTTTTTAGGATTTATGAACCATGTAATGGAGAACAAAATTTTCAATGAAATAGCTTTAGGAACTAATGTATATAGTCAAGACTGGCGACTAATCTCACGCACACTCACCAACAACTCACAACACATCATTGCCGGAGATTTCTCTAATTTTGATGGGTCTCTGAACTCTCAGATACTCTTTAGAATTATTGATGTCATATCAGGTTGGTACAACGACGGAGAAGAGAATGCATTAGTTCGCCGTGTACTAGGCGAATATCTCTTTAACTCAACCTGGTTATTGCGAGGAAATTTAATTCAATTGAATCATTCGCAACCATCTGGCAACCCACTCACCACACTCGTTAACTGTATGTACAACATGTTCATTTTTAGATACGTATATTTATTATGCAAAGAAGAAAATGGATTTGTTGTTTCATTAGTTGATTACACTAAATTCGTTACAGGAATATATTATGGCGATGACTCTATTGTTTCAATAGGTTCTGAGATCATATCATGGTTTAACCAACACACAATTACACGACACATGCTTTCAACAGGACACACTTACACCGACGAAACCAAGACTGGAAACCCCCCACCATACCGTAGCTTGTTGGACGTCACGTTTTTGAAACGTGGCTTCAAGAAAGTAGGGGGCGAGTGGCTTGCACCCCTCGCTCAAGAGACTCTCCAAGATATGGTCATGTGGATGCACGATACCATTACAGCTGAAGAAGCTGTTTTGCAAACAACTCGAATGGCAACATTTGAAGCATGTCTACATGGCAAAAGATATTTTGACTACTACACAACAAGCGTTAAGGAAGCTTGCAGGAGGAGTGGCGTCACTTATGGCGGCATGACGTACCAAGAGTGTCTCAACTTCATTGAGTACCAAGCACGTTCGGCCACATTTGATGATGCCTCGCTCCTGTCAATTTTCTTGACATAAATGTTCTAGTGCGAATCACTATGGGATAATATTTGTACATGAATATTCCCACATTGTGGACTTATTGTTCTTCGGAAGTCTGTAACTTCACAATGGACACGTGCCCTATTTAGGGTCAGGATACGTGGACAGCAGCCCTGTCAAAATCCTTATGTACTAGTTCTACACCGCCTGAGCAGACGATGTAACAGTAATAATATTGCTGTGGAATGAAACTACCTTGCTTAACAACATACCACAAACAACAAACACAAAACCAACCAATACAATTACACCGAATTTGACTATGTCGAATGAAGGAGCTGTATTACAACAAAACGACCCAAGCATTGCCACCGCGAACACTCAACTGGATGAAAGCGTCACACACAATCTATTCGAAGTGCAGGACCAAGAGCTGATAGAATCTCTCTCGCGGGATATTCTAGTAGCTAATGAAATTTGGACTCCATCCAATCTTGCCATGTCAACCACCATGACCGAATTAGAAATGACCTCAGACTTTAAACAACCAACGCTATTTGACTTGTCATTCCCAGAAGCTCTGTTTAAATCGGAATTCATTAAGAACAAATTGAAGAATATAGCTTATATACGTGCAGATGTAATAGCCACCTTGCGTGTACAAGCTACGCCCTTCCTTCAAGGCGTTCTGTGGATGTATCAAGTGCCCTACGCCAAAGGAACCTCCTTGCAACGTAGGGTGCTCAACGAGCATCTCCGATCACTAACCACCTTCCATGGGGTGCAGTTAAATTTGCAGTCTGATTCCAGATCGGCAGAACTACACTTACCATACGTAAACGAATTCCAGGTTATCAATCCCAATGACCTGGATGGACTTTCCGAACTGCGGGTTGCAGTTATCGCGCCTTTGGATGGAGAATCCGATGGTGTGAGAGCCTCATGCAGTATTTTTGCTCGTCTGACGAACATTAAATTGTATGGTATGGCTCCGTCCGAAGAG